AGTCAGCCAGGACAGTCATTTGGTGATGGGTTCGTAGATAGCGCGGGCTTGGTGCTGGGCGATCTGGCGGAGGTCCGTCCAGTAGGGCGCTTCGTGATTGGGGGGCAGGATCAACGCCTCTGGAGTGCCGTTGGTAGAGCGCACTTCCAGGATGCGCAGGCCCCAGCCGGGTTGCTTGGGGGTGGTCACGGTTGCGACCCCCCACGCGGGTGACACCCAACCCCATCAAGCCAGTCGGCGGTAGTGCTGCTGCCACCGTGCCGCTCGCGCAGAAGCTGAGCGATGACAGCAGCGTGGCGGGCCGATGCCGCTCGGCAATGAGTGCAAGGTGCTGCACAAGAGTTGGGGCACACCGCCAGGGCCAGTCGGTCGGAGAGGGTGGAGTCAGCCATTGACCCCTTCCAGCTCAATGGCGGTGGCGATCATTTCGGCGCGAATGCGCATGCACTCCCTAGACATCGGCGTTGGCAATCGCGTTGGCAGAGGCATAGGAGCCACCTGGTCAGCTAGCAGCCGGACTACAGCCGCGGCACCAGCGCGGCACGTTGCGCAAATGTCTGGGCAGCCCCTCCAGCCTTCGGATCGTTCCCGTGGGTATCGCTCTAGGCAGATCGCACGGGCCAGGGCTTTGGCGTGATCGGGGTCAGTTTCGACTTCGGAAAGCAGGTGCGGGGTGTCGCTCATGGGACCTTGCTGGGTGATTGGGTCGGCGCCACCGGGGATGGCGGTAGCGGGGTGAAGTGGGTGTGATAGCCAGGCCAGTCGCTGTCGTTGGGGGTTCCGGCATATGGGGGCTCAACAACCGGAAACCGCCACCAGAGAACCGGGCCGTCATCCTCGTGGTACTGCTCGGCAGGGATGGCGACCTCTGGGGCCAAAACCTGGCGGGCGTTGTCCACCACATACTGCAACGAATCACAGCCAAACTGCGGATGCCACCACTGGCAGTCAACCAGCTGGGCGCCATTTGCAATTTCCTTACCAGAATCCGTGGCGAGTTCGTAGGCCGGGTGTAGCAGGGAGGCAAGGGTGCTCATGGGCCCACCTCCCGGTCCACCGGCTCAACCCACGGCAGCCCGATCACATCGAACAACTCCCGTTCGGTGCGGCAGGGGACAACTGACCCGTCATTGCGGCGCAGCAAACCGCCTTCGGAGTGGAAGCCGGCACGCTTCCAGCCGGCAGCCAGCCGCTTATGCGACCAGTCGGCAGAGCCCGTCCTGATGGCCAGAATCAGGCCGTAGCCGTCTGGGTGAGGCATGAACAGATCCAACTTCAAACCGGAAGGGAGCAGCCGCTGGGTGTAGCGGCCATCAGGGCTGCCCTTGAGCCCAGGCCACTGCTCAATAGCCTGCGCAAAGCCACCGGCAAACAGCGGCGTCGACTCGAGGGGACTGCGATCAGGCAGGCATACGATCTCCAGGTCGCCGATCGTTGGGCGCTGGCGGCGACCACTGCCGGCAAGGTCGGCTTTGTGGCAGTGGGGCCGCAGGATGGCCAGCGTGTTGGCGGCAATATCCAGGGCTTCGGTCAGGGGGATGCGGGGACCGGCGCTCATGGCTTCACCCCCAACGCGGGCGTTTGTACAGCCAACCACTCTTCCACGGCAGCCAGTGCTGGCGGAGGAATCAGGTGGCTGCTGACGGGATGCCAGTGGTAGTGACTCCAGCCGCCTTCCCTTCGGGGGCTCCAAGAGCAGTTTTGGTCAAGGAGAACGCGCTGATCAATGCGCCGGCGAAACCGCACTATCCACTCCCCGTTGAGGGTGGCATAGTCCCAGTCGGTGACGGTAAGGCCGATAGACGGGTCGGTATAGATGGTTTGCTCAAGTGTGCTCATAGCTTCACTCCCGCCCCAGGCGCTGGCACGGGATTAGCCTTCAACCAAGCCATCGCAATGACATGGGTCTGGGTGTCGGGCTTGGGGCGCCACAGCCCCTCAACCCATCCACGGCCATTCCATGCGGCATGTCGTTCCTTGGTGCGACCGCCAAGGGTTGAGAATGCGAATCTGAGGGTCCATCGGCCTAGTGCGGGTCTGGCGGTGAGGATTAGGTGCCAGTCGTCGTCGGTGAGGCCGTCGTAGGCGGTTTGGGTGGTCATAGCTTCCCTCCTTGAATCATGGCATCATCCACCGCAAAAGCAAAGCTATCTTCAATGCTTGCCAAGGCGATATCATCGAGCAAATCGCCTTGATCGGGCTTTCTGGTATCTTCTACGGCGATTTCCATATTTTTAATAGCTTGGTTAAAGTAAGGTTTCTTTAGCTCGATACCAATGCCACGGCGACCTAGCGACACAGCCCCATACACTTCGCTACCAACTCCCATGAATGGAGTAAGCACTGTCTCTCCAATGTTCGACCTTAAGCAAATAGCGCGGTCAATTACATCCAGCTGCAGCGGGTGAACGTGTTTTTCGTCATCGGGGTCCTTGGCGTCACGAAAGGGAAGCACTCGTCCCATATTGATATCATCCCAAATGGAAGACGCATAGCGCCGCCAGATCCAGTGACTGAAGCGGTTTTCGGTCTGCTTCCCTTTCCACCCTTTGTAGCGGTGCAGATCTTGCGGGATCGGACACTCCCCGGCGTAGTGATCTAGTCCCGTGTGGTTTGCTATCGGTATCCGATTCTCGCCACTGCGGCGGAAAATTAGCAAGTAGTCAGCAGATGCCACGCCTGCAAAAGCGGCGTCGTCAACAATCGTTTTGTGGGCAAGGTTCTTTACCATGGTGCGATTTCGCACCCATAATGGCTCCTTCCATATGGTGTGGCGAGCGACATAGTGCCATCCTTCCTTTTCATGCAACGCGATGATTTTTCCAGGCAGATCCATCAAGGCATCCTGGCCACTGTTGCCGGTCGGGATATCAGTGCAATGAACAGCAGTCAACCGACCCGGCAGGGTTAGCCGGTGTAGCTCGGAAACCACGAAACCATAGTGGACAAAGAACTGATCGTAGTCGGTGCAATTGCTTATGTCTCGCTCGTTGGAGCTGTAAACGTAAAGGCCGGCAAACGGTGGCGAGTAGATCGAGAAATGGACGGATTCTCTAGGGAGTCCGCGCATGACTTCGACACAGTCTCCATTGTAGATGGCGTAACGATCGGTGATGACATCCATGATGGAATGGTGATGGGTTGGGTTCGGTAGGCGGCCTTTTCAATGGCCAGTGAATTGTTCATCTCGGAAACCAGGCTGGCAAACATTTTTTCAGCTTGGCCGCGCTTTCGTTGCAGGTTTTCCATGATTCGAAGTTCGCCCTCGGTAAGGATGATGTCAACGGTCACGGGATTCTTCTGTCCAAACCGCCAGCAGCGTCGGACGGATTGATAATACTGCTCAAAGCTGTGAGACGGGAAATAAGTGATGTGGCTGCACTGCTGGAAGTTCAGGCCCCATGCACCGATTTTCGGTTTTGTGATCAGCACCCTAGATCGGCCTTCGGCGAAGTCGATCAACCGGGCTTCTTTCACGTCGTCACGGTCGGAGCCTGATACCTGAACAGCATCGGGAATCAACCGCTGCAGCAGGTTACCCTCTTCGTTGAGGTGGCACCACACCAGCGCCGGCTGACCGGTATTGCCAACCATGGCAGCCACTTGCTCGCATCGTTCCTGAACGGTGCGCTTTTTCTCGGCTCGCTGCTCCCGAAGGTCGGTGGCAGGCATGGCGAACAACATCCCTTCAGGGACAGTGATGGTCTCGATCAGGTGGTCAACCTCGTTCAGCGGCGGCAAAATGAACCGACCATCATCAAAGCCAAGATCTGAAGGTTGACGGCAGGCCCTTGCCCAACTGGTGACCCATCTCCAAAAGGGTTGCTCGGCATGGCCCTTAAATCGCCACTTAGGGGCCTCTCCGTACAGACGCCGGCTAGTGCAGTTGTTCTGGTCGTTCTTGAAGAACCGAGCGAGCATGTCCATGTATCCCATGTAGCCAAGAGCTTCACTGCTGGTACCCAGCTCAATGAAGTCATTTGGCGCGGCAGTGGCGGTGGCTAACAGCCGATAAGGAACCTTGCGCATGAACTCGGTGATCTGCCCACGTCGAGCACCATCAAAACTCTTGAGGATGCTGGACTCATCGCAAACCACTCCGGCAAAGTCGGCAGGGTTAAAGTGTTCCAGTCGTTCGTAGTTGGCGATAACAATCCGGCTGTTAATTGCGCCATCAGAAGACCGGGCGCATTCGATGCCGAACTTTTCACCCTCGCGGATGGTCTGAGCTGCTACGGCCAGAGGGGTCAGGATTAGCACCGGCAGTTCGGTGTAACGGACCACATTTTCAGCCCAGGTAAGTTGCATGGCAGTTTTTCCCAGCCCGCAGTCAGCAAAGATAGCCGCTCTGCCCTTAAGGATTGCCCAAGTTACGAGACTTTGCTGAAAATCAAAAAGCTCAGAAGGTATCCACAATGGCTCAAAACCATGACTAGCACCACTGTGAGTTTTTTTGTCCAAGAAACTCACATAATCATCAACTGGATCATTCTTCAAAGAATGTTTCATATCTTCCCCCGAATCGGCAGGATCCGCACCTCGAACCCCTCGCCTAACAGGGTCTCGGCCTTGGCAAAAGCATCGGTGATACTGTCAAACACTTCGGAGCCAACGAGAGCGCGGCGGCCGGGGCCTGGCGTGCGCTTGAGGTACCAGCCGAGCTGGTAGATGGTGGCGTGGTCGGTCATGCAAGTGGGTCCTCGAATTGGTCGAATTGGTCGTAGGTGGTTGGGGGGGCTTCCTGCTGGTCGCTGGCAGGAAACGGTGTGATATCGCCGTGGGGCGGGGGGCCGGTCATGGCCATAAGGTCGGCAAAGGCCTGTACTTCCTGCAGGGTTGGCGGCGCCAAGTCAACTTCAGTAGGCGATGCCCATTCCCCGCACCAGTCGGCGCTAGAGACAGAAGGCCAGTAAGTCCAAAAGTCGCCGACGGTATCTCTTGGGCCCGTGCCGTAGCAAGATTCAGCCTTAGGTGCGTAGCGGTTGCAGGTGAGCCGATGTTCGACTTGATTTACCACGCTGTAGCGGCAGTTTCCGCAGCACGGCGCCGATGCGGTGGCTTCAGTCATTGCGGAGCACCGGGGCGACAGGGGCCACTAACCGTTGATACTGCAGGATCTGCACGGCATCGCGCATCAGCAGCACTTGCGAGAACAGCAGCGCACCCCCTGCGACGAGAAGCCACAGCAACAGGTGGTTGCCCAGTAGCAGGAGGAAAGCAACCACGGCAGAGTCAATCCTGTTGTTGTCAAGCTGCCGGCAGGGCATCGGTAACCTACGGGATCGGGTCGCACCGAAGGACGGTAGCTCCAGGGTGCCGCAGCTCAAAGGTGGTCTTTGCTTGTTCGGCTGACCACCCTTTTGGGGTGATCCATTCCATTTGGCTGGGCGGCTGGTTGGTGGTGAGATGGTCATGGCGGCAGGAGTGGTAAGTGATGAGGTAAGCCATGGAAGCATTGAGCGTTAAAGTAGTGTTATTTTTGATCAAGCCAAAAAGCGCAAATAACGCCTATAGCGATTATTAAAACAACAATGCAAAAGAAATCCATGTTGGCGCCAAAACCCATATCCACGGCCAATTGATATCGTTGGTCAACTTAAGAACAATAAACACAATTTGCAAAACACCGGTAAAACCAATGCCACCGGATGGGTTAGACGTTTTAGATGTCATGGCAATGTGAAAAATGTGTGAAAAAAAGAAGTTACGCCAGCTCTTTGCCGGTGCACGATGGGTAAGCTGGCAAGTAAGAAGGCTGGCGCCGCTGCGTTTTGGAGGCGCGGGTCAGCACGCCAGCGATCATGTCCAGACGGTTGATCCAGGCGCGGGACGCTTCGTCGCTTAGGGGCTCGCCGTCTTCGAAGGCGTTGTTTTCAATGGCGCGGGCTGTCGCTTCCGCCTGGTCCAGAAGGAAGGCCATAACGGCGGCGACCGGGGTTTGGCGTGGGGTGTGGGGTGTGGGTGGCATTGGGGGATGTGGGGGCGTGGATCGGAAAGCGCAGTTAGAGGGTGCGACTCAAATTGTTGTCTGCTGCCATCACGGCTTCTGGGTCCGCAAATCCAAAAAGCGGTAGAAAAAAGAACGGCAGACCCTTGGCACGCATGACGGCGGCGCCTTGAATTTCGTTTGAGGCCCTTGCGGCGGCCCCTGCGGCGGCCCATGCGGCGTCCCCTGCGGCGTCCCTTGCGGCGTCCCTTGCGGCGTCCCTTGCGGCGGCCCATGCGGCGGCCCCTGCGGCGGCCCCTGCGGCGGCCCATGCGGCGGCCCATGCGGCGTCCCCTGCGGCGGCCCATGCGGCGGCCCATGCGGCGGCCCTTGCGGCGGCCCTGTTTTTGTCGTCCATTTGGTCAAGATGCCGCCAAAACGCCAGCACTACATGCGACTGGTCGCCTAACACCTGTTCGGGATTACGAATAACGCTAGTCGGCGCACCATCTTGGCGGTCGTTCACGATGCGCAGCAAAACAGAATGAGCGCGACTGATACCAAAAAGCTCAGCCACTCGCTTGTCGGCAGCTGCCTGCGTGTAATCGCGCAAAGCTGCTGAAGTTACGCCATCCAAGAAATGCAGCGCCTGACCCTGTGCGCACATGCACCCATTTTCAGAGACAAGGCTGCCCTTGAAAGGTATGTTTCCAGGCCAATAATCAAGAAGCTCGTTAACAGTTTTGGGTGTAATAGTTGTCATTTTGCAAAAAGGCAAGGTGGATTGGAAAGCGCAGCAATCAAACGCGCAACATGCTGGGATTGCGCTCCGCAGCCGTGGGGCCCTGGTCGTCGGGCTCGCTGTCGTACTGCTCTTGGGGCAGGTAGACGGTGATCCGGTAGGGGCGACCGTCCTTGTCGTAGCTGGCTAGGTCAGCCTCAAGGCCAGCGAGCCACGAGGGGTCCCCAACCTTGTCGTTTTCAATGAAGAAGTGCAGGTCGTCGGTGTCACCTTGCTCAATCTGCGTATCAGTGCAGAGGGGATGGCGACCGATGGTGGTCAGGGCGTCGGCTAAGGCGGTGGTCACGGGCTGGCTGGCGGTGGTGGCTACCGGGTTCGCCCCGGTCCACAAATCATAAGCCGCATCCCCCGCTTTCGTAAAGCCAAAGGGGCAAAGCACTTAGCGAACCGTCACAATCGGGGCAAAGCCCTTGAAGCGCTATGGCTCCGTGGTCGGTTCGGGTACTTGACTATGGGCTAGCCCGCTCCCGGCGCAGGGCCAGTCCCCGCAACGCCAAGGCCACACGCACGTCGTTCAACGATTGATGGCCAAAGTTGCGCAAGCTCAACAGGTCCGCGCCTGAGAGTTTGACCAGGTCGTCAACGGTGGTGATCCCTTGCCGCTTCAGCGAGCCGTAAGCGTACGCGCCAAGCTCCAGCTCCTGGATAGGCACAGTGGCTGGTGGTGCCTGGGATATTTCCAGCCGGACTGCTGCCAGCTCAGTTTCGATGCCATCCAGTCGGGCTTCCAGTGTGATAGGCACCAACGGCTGATCTGATGCGCCCATAATTGGCGACTGCTTTTTCTTGGCAATCCGAACTTTCTCCTCCGTCGTGAAGGTAAATCTGCAAGTTTTGCAGATGCAGCGGCGGCGGATAGCAGCGCAACTGGGCTCGTAGCGAGACTCCAATACACGCCGTTCAAAGCCTTTGCAGTTGGGGTTGGGGCAAGGGAACATGGCAATCGGTGGTGGCTATCTGGTTAAGTAATCAACTGCGAGCCCGTCCAGTCCGTGGCAGCAGTCGCTCCTTCCGCAACCTCAAGCCTCGCAGATGCAAGGCCAGCTGCACTTCGCCTAGTGAGTTGGGGCCGAAGTTGCGAATGTCCAGAAGGTCAAAGTTGCTGTAGGTGAGCAGTGTGGCCAGGGTGTGGATCCCTTTGCGTCTCAGTGCGCCGTAGGCCCGCGTTGATAGCTTCAGATCCTCGATTGGCACCGGGGCGGGCTGCGGGTTTATCGCCGCTCTCACCCGCGCCAATTCGGCCTCAATGCGCTGCAACTGGCGGGCGGATTCGCCGTCTAGTCGTTGGTCGTCGGGACTGGTGGGCGGTTGATCGCGGATTGCGACGCCGCAGTGGGGGCAGGTGAGCATGACGGGCGATGGTGGTGGTGCAGCAGGTTTAACCCAGGCGCCAGGAGCGGCACTCCAGAAGGCTTGCTCCCTTCACCACAGTTCCGGCCTTGAGAGCCGTCTTCAGTGCTGTTGTGTCCACCGAGATGGTGGTCTTGCTGTTTTGGTACTCCACGGGCATGTCCTCGGGCTCCATGTCGTCGTCAATTTCAACCTTTGTGACCTTGGTGCTCTTTAGTTGGTGCGTGGGCAGATCGAACTTGGTTGCGGCAGGCTCCAAGAACAGCAGCCGATCAACCAGCTTCTCGGTCATGGCGTCAGCCTTGCGGTCGTCAGACTTGGCAAGCTCCATCAAGCGGGCAGCATGGGCGCGGCGGGTGGCGGCCTGATCGGCTAGGCGATTGATCACCCAGCACCAGGAATCGGCTTTAGCCAGCAAGGCATCTTTGGCGCCTTCGCCAGCGGCTATCAGCGCCTCCAGTTCGGCTTCGGCGGCGGCGACCACCTGAGGATCATCGCTGACCAGCCCTTCGGCGGCTTCGGTGATGGCGACTTCCAGGTGGTAGGCGTCGCAGGTGAGGGCGTACAGGTTGCTGGGCTTGTCGGTGGCGGTGGCGGCCTTGGCCTTGGCGGTGGTCATCGGTGGTGGTTTTGATTTCCCTTGGCATCATACCCCTTGATGTCGGCAACGGCTTACAGCTATGTTACGAATGCCATCAACCAAAACCACCAACCATGAGTCGACCGTGGACACAAGAAGACATTGAAGCGCTGTGCAGCTTAGCCGGGGATCTCCCTTGGCCGATGGTGCCGCCAGCGTTTAACTGCACTAGGCCGCCCAGGACCGCAACGGCGATACGCATTAAAGCCGAAGGACTGGGTATATCGCGGCGATCAGTAGGGCAGTTCATTACTACTGGCGCCATAAAAGAGTTAACTGGCTACAGCTACGAAAGAATACGCCGATGGATAAACTCAGGAGATCTTGCAACAAAGCGATACGCTGGTTGCGGTAGTCCAAATTATATAGCACGAAAGGATTTACGGGATTTTGCAAGAAAACATCCTGAAGCGTTTGGCGGGCTGAGTAAGTCCACTCTTGTTCAACTACTAGACTCAGAAAAGCTGGCTGCAAGTCTTTCTGCTAAAGAGTTGCCAAAATGGAAAAAATGCGTAGAAGTTGAATGCGTAGATACAGGTCAGCGTTTTACTTCAATCAAAGCTGCAGCTAAGTCTGCTTATGTCAATAAAGAACGGATGCGGGTGGTGTTGATTACTGGCGGCACTGCCAATGGTCGTCGCTATCGACGAGTGGAGCCAGTAGGCGCCACCAGAAACAACCATCAGGTATTCCGCACCAAGGAATAAAACCGGGCAAAGCTGGGTAAAAATACTCAAGAGGACGAGGGGGCCGGGATGGGCCCCTCTTTTTTTGCCCTTACGCCACCTTCGGTTGCCGGGTGGCGCGACGGCCGCGTTTGCGGGGTGCTGGGGCCGGGGCAATCGGTTCTGGCGCGGGAGCCAGCATCAAAAACGCGGGAGCGGGGAGTAGGAGCAGCGGCGCCACGCGCTCGGATCGAGGGGAGCTGGTGGCTGGATCGAGGGGAGTTAAAGCTCGGATCGAGGGGAGCTGACGCTCCGATCGAGGGGAGCTGATGGCGGCGCCGGGAAACTCCAGCGCTCGCAGCCCTGCCCATGGGTGCTGCCAGGTGAACCGCAGCCAGTCGGCGGCGATGATTATGTAAGCGATCGCAACGCCAATGGCGCGAGCGGTGGACTCGATCACAGGGGCCCAGTCATCCCGAAGTGCAGCCTTAATGGTGGTGTTCATTGATTTTGGGGGTGTGGATCACCAACCGGGGCCGCTCAAGGTCCTCGCCGGGTGGTGGTGAAAGTTGTCGAGGGTCGAATTGCTCCGGCCCTCACCCCCAGATCATAACCCCTGAACTCCGCACCTGCTTACAGATCCGTAACAATCCGTAGTCCTTGCTGCTGCTACAATGGCGGAGCAGCGGGGTGGTTCCTGTTGCGCACCGAGGCAGCTCGGTGGTGGTAGGCGGGGCCCCTGGCGTTGATCGTTAGGGGCTTCGCTGTTGGCGGCTAAGGGGGATCAAAGTGATCAGCGCCCCTGGCCGTTCGTCACCAACACACCAGCGCTTTTTGATCACCATGTCGCAAATCCTGGCGTCATCCTCATAGGCCAGCTTCGATATCGCATCTTCGCTTGATCGCTGAATCTTGCTGGCATCGGGCTTGACGCAGTGATACAGCGGCGCTTCCTTGCTGGTTGCGCTGCTCAGGGCTGCATTGAGCGGCTTGAGTGTGCCATCACGGCGGTAGTGATTGGCAGGTCGCTGGAACAAAAACACCGCCGACATACAAATCGGGCCCCGCATCAATGGCACCTTGGCAGCGATGGCGGAGTGGGCCACCATTGCTCGCCATGGCTTGACGTTCTTGCAAGATTCAATCATCACCCCTTTACCAACATGGACCTTGCTTCCCTGGGGTGCGGCGGCCATGCCTTCAACTAGGAAGGTGATGGGCTCCATCAGAATGGAATGTCGTCTTCATCATCGGGGGCGGGCTGGTGTCCCCCAGAGTCGGCGCCGTCCCGCTTGCTATCTAGCAAGGTGAATTCCTTGACGTTAAGTACAATCTTACTTCTCTCCTTTCCCGATCCTTTGTCTGTCCAGGTTTCGTTTTCAAGCTGGCCAGAGACGGCAATCATGCTGCCCTTGCGCACGTAGTTGGCTGCCACATCGGCGATCTTGCCCCAGATTTTAAGGTTAAGCCAAAGGGGTTTTTCATCGCGCTTCCAGCCGTCAACGGCGATGCTGAACTCAGCAACCATTTTACCGGACTCGAAGTAACGGACTTCAGGATCTTTACCAGCGCGACCGGTGAAAGTGCAGACGTTAAGAGATGCCATGGTGATTGGGGTTAATGAAGGTTGCCGGGTTGGCCCCGGCGGGCGGGGTTAGGCGGGCTCAGCGCCACTTTCCTGCAGAGCGGCAATCTGTCGGTCGATCTTGAGCAGATCAGCCGCTGCCTTTTGTTCAATTTCGTGCCGCATCGCGGCTAGGGCCAGCGCTTCGGTCGAATACATGCGTCGAGGCTGCTGGGATGCGCTTCTGTGCTTTCCAGCAGCCTCAGGCGCGGGGCCAGTTCCGTGCGAAACGGTACCGCTCCAACCCATGAAAGCCTCCCGAGTCCAGGCGTTGTAATCCCAACCCTGACTGTAGCCAGTTTCAGGTATGCCCACATCGCGTGGAACAGGATTTGTCCATCGCAAGGCGGCCAGCGTGTCGGCGCGGTCAATCGCTGCCTTCATTTTTGCTTGCTCTTTCTTAGTCATTGCCATGTCATTCGTTACGGAGGTGTAGAGGAAGGATTAATCAAGCGGCGACGGGAGCGCCCCATGTCATCGGAGGATCAGAATCTTCGGCTTCGGCGGTAGAGTCTGCGGCATTCGCCCCGGCGGCGTTCCACTTAGCAGCAGATGCGGCAGATACCCCGTTTTTGATCAGCTTCTCCTGAGTTTTCAGTGGCAAGCCCGCAACGGCGCCACACTCCCCGGCGCTCAATTCGTGGCACATGGCAGCGATGCCGAGCGCGGTAAGCCCCGCCTCCTGGCACGCCGTGATAGCCGCCGCCGTGGTGGCCGCAGGGCCGCTAAGGGGCTGGGTAGTGGCGCTGGGTGGCGGGGCGCTGCTGAGTGCCTGGGTGGCGGGGGCTGGTTGGCCAGCAGGGGGCCTCCGTCGAACAACGGCTGCCGCTGACTGGCGCGGAGCAGAAGATCCCGCTTGTTGGGCTCCCTGCGAAGATGGTCCCTGCGAGCCTGACGCATGCGGAACGTCACCCTCTACCTCCCGCTGCAGCTTGTCGTAAAGAGCCAGGCCAAACGGGTTACCGAAAGTCATCAGGGCCCGCTTCATCGCGTCGGTCTCTGCCTCCTTGAGCGCGGATTCATGTGCCTGTCCCAGGTCCACGTCGATGCCGTGGCCAGCACCGGAACCCTCCCGGATGATTGGCGGCAGCCCGCCAGCGGTAACGGTGATGCGCACGCGGGCGCTGTAGGTGACACCCCATCCGGGTCTTTGTTGCTTGCCGACTGGTCGCTCTAGCTGAGAGACACACTTAAGGGTGACGGTTTCACGCTGCCAGCCGTCAAAGCCAAAGATGCGGTTGGCTTCTGCGATTACAACCCAACCTTCAATGTAGCTGAGTTTTTGACCAGATTGCTCGCGCTGCTTGACGTTGGCGCGATCAAGCGGTGCCGCCAGGGCTGCAATCTGCTTTAGCGAAAAACCGGCACGGTAGGCGGGCGCTGCTTCGCTCATGGCTGCACCTTGCGGTAGTGAGCAATGCCGGCCCGCAGGGTTTGCAGGTGCTCATCAGTTGATTCTCCGGCCACCCTGTCGCCATACATATCAATCAAGTGTTGCAGCGCTTCTTTCATCTGCTCCCGCGTCGGCGGGGGTGGCGGCAGGGCGTGCAGGTTGTCGGCGATGGCCTCCAGTTCTGTGGCGCATACGACCTTTGGGAATTCTTCGCTAATCTTCCAGAAGCCAGCTTGCGTTATCGCCTCACGGATCACGGCAGCGGCAAAGCGGCGATTCCAGTTAGGAATGGAAACGTTAATACTTTGCCCCAAAACGCACCTTGCCTGGTGCGTCAGATCTGGAAATTCATCGTGTGCCATAGGGGCTCCTGTGGTGGTGCCAGGGTGACAGCCGTGAGACTTCCCCTGGCTTTGCAATTCTACCATCTCCCTAAGCCGTTTGGGAACCGTGGCGGCCGGGGCTGCGGAAGCGGATCGCTGCGGTGATCCTATGATGGGCCGGTGCTGGCTGGGCTCGCCCTGGCGCCAGGCACAAAAAAGCCCCCCGAGCGATCCAGGCGCGGAGGGCTTTGGTTAACAGAAAGACCCAACGGCAAGATTCTACATGACACAAGCCTCAGGCGCTGTTGAGATGGCAGCGCGGATAACTCGGCCGCGCTTTGCCCAGGTGCCGATCGCATTGCTCGAAGCCTGCGCAGATCGAAAGGGGACCCTCTTCGTTTACTCCTGGCTGTGGCACTACGCCGGCCAGAACGACAAGGCGTTTCCCTCGATCGCCCGGCTCGCCATGGATTGCCGCATGAAGGAAGACCACGTTCGATCAAGTCTGCGGTGGCTTGTGGAAAACGGCTGGATCAGTCGTGTTGACCGAGTGGGGCAGACCGCGCTTTTTCATGTGAGATACGAGCAGACCCCTCCCCCAAAAAGGGGACCCCTCCCCCAAAA